TAAAATGGCTATTACAAATACCGACTTTCAGAACATTGCGCTTGCTATCTCAGCTTACAGCGATGAAGCTTACACCAATGCCAAGAAGCTAAACGGCACAGGTATCGTTGCAGCTGACCAGCGCATCGACATGTCAGGTGAATCTTTCATCGGTCAGTTCCGCTGGTACAAGCCTCTAAGCGCAACCGTCAACGTCGCTTCACTCTCAAGCGCAACTGACGGTACCTACACTTCAATCACCACTGACGTTGCGAACTTCGTAAAGACCGTTCGTACCTTCGGTGCCGAGCAGGTTAACATGCAGGAAGTAATCTCAAAGCAGGACGGTCTTGCTAAGATTGCTCGTGACTTCGCTGAAGTCCGCGCACAGGACGAGCATGACGCTCTACTAAGCGTTCTAAAGGGTGTTGCTCTAAGCGAAGTAGAACTAGGCGACCTAGCAACTGCTGGTAACGGTGGTATCACCGATTACGACACCGATGCAGACGCTTCTGCTACTGGCTTCTTCGTTGACATCAACGATGCAGGTCTCTTCGGTGCTGCTGCCACTGGCGCAGGCGACGAGCGTAAGCTATTCGACAGCTCCGCAATGGGTGCTGCTCGTGGTGAGCGTCTCTTCAAGGCCATCGGTGCTGCGTTCAAGGACTACGAGCCTGACTACATGTACCTCGTAACTTCTCCTGAAGTAATGGCAGAGATGCGTGCTGCTAACCTCGTTGACGAAGACCGCGTCACTGAAGGCAACCTAATGTTCTCCACCATCTTCGGTGGTAAGTTCCGCCTAATCATGACTCGTGCGAACCAGATGGTTTCTGGCTTCACCGCTGGCGACCTAAACGCTCGTTCCGCTAAGTGTTCTTTCGTTATCAAGCCTGGTTCAGTTGCTTTCGCTCCTGCAATGGTTCCAACTCCTGTTGAAGTAGACCGTAATGCTGCTTCTTACACTGGTGGTGGTTCAACCAACGTTTGGTATCGTTGGGGTTATGCAATGCACCCAATGGGTTACGACTGGGCTGGCTCAACTTCAGCTTTCGCAACCAACGCAACTCTTGGTGCAGCTGCTTCTTACACCCGTAAGATGGACAGCCTAAACCTCGGCATTCTCCCAATCTTCCACGCATAATCTACTAGGAGGAACTAATGGCACTAGTCCTAAACACTAACAGCTATGTGGAAATAGCAGACGCTGATATGTACTTTGAAACTCGTATCGATAGTGCCAACTGGTTTGATGCTACTGATGAAGTCAAAGAACAAGCACTGGTTACAGCTACTCAGTTAGTTGATGACCACGCATGGATTGGCTCTGCTGTTAGTTCCTCCCAAGCACTTGCGTGGCCTCGCAACTACGCTACCTACAACGACCCTCGCTTGGGTATGCAGGTAACTATTGATGAGGCTACTGTTCCAAATCAAGTAAAGATTGCTGTCTATGAGCAAGCTCTTCACCTAGTTAACAACGAAGACCTGCTTGCTGGTACGACTCAAACCTTCGAAAGCATTTCTGTAGGTTCAATCAGCTTGTCCGACTCTAACTCTGATGTTACTCGGACTTCTATTAAACCTTCAGTCGTTATGAAGCACATTCGACCACTAATCCGCAAAGGCGGCGGTGGCATGGGTGCCTCTTGGTGGAGGGCTAACTAATGTCCCTTCGCTCCAAGATTAATGCCGCTGTGAACAAAGCGTTTGCAGCGGTAGATGACTTGGCTGTAACTGCAACTCTCTCTTCAAAGAGTGTATCTTCTTACGATTTCGCTGCTCGTGGCACTGTTGCCACAACTTCTACTCGAACAGTAGAGGTTATCATCCAAAGCATTCAGAAGCCTTCAGGTGACGGTTTCACTACGACTGCCTTGATGAAGAGTGGTCCTGATTTGAGTGTCTACGATACACTTACTGTAGGTTCAACTATTTACAACATTATCGATTATACAGATGATGAGTTTGTGATTACAGCTATTCTAGTACGGGAGAAAGCATAATGTTTGACTCAGTACTTGAAGACATTGAAACAGCTTTCGGTAGTGCTACTTGGACAGCTAATAGCATTCCCACCTTCCCCGATAACTATCAGGGTAGCATTGGTGGTAATGTTCGTGAGTATGTTCGGATAAGCTTACTACCTAGCACAAGCAAAAATTATGCTTATGATGCTAAGAAGGAATTGACAGGTCTACTAGCAGTAAAGATTTTCACTGCCGCAGGTGAAGGTCAGGGACGCCTTATGGCTATCTCTGACTTCCTAGACATTCTACTAGACAACAAGACTCTCACTAATGGGACACGGCTTGGGACATCCTACCTTCAAGTGGAAGGACTGGATGCAGCTAATAAATCACTGTATAGTGGTTCCTATTTCATACCATTTACCAGATACGGAGAATAACAAATGGCTCATATTTCAACACTAGGTGCATCAATCTACACCTATCTCGACATGTTCACAGGGACCATCCCTGCTGGCACCGACACTGCAGCAGAGTGCGCGGCTCTCTTCGTTGGCACCGTTCCCGGTACTGCCGATGCAGACCACGTCCGTATGCCTTCTGTTCGCGAATTCCCTTCAGTTGGTACTCCTGCTAACATCGTTAACGTTCCCGTTTTCGGTCAGGCAACCTCTTCACAGGTTCAG